CCCGGCAAATTACTATTAGGCATATGCTTAGAACCCCTGAACTATTGCGTCTATTGTAGCACCTGTCTCCGCTCCACTGGAATCGTAAGCCTTGACAAGTGGCCCGCTGGTTTCGTCCTTGTCGATAACCCGAGCCGTTTCGGCAGTGCCGCCGTCATCCTGTAGCGTTAAATTGACTGTGACGATCTCACGATACGTCTTCTGTATCGGAAGCCGTGTTCCGCCTGCGCTGATCGCCACATCGCCCAGCCGCTCCTCAACATCGCCAACATCAAGGCGCGTAAAGACTTGTTCGACAATAGGCGGCGCCGTGGACTGTTGCGCAGGTATGGTCAGCTTAAAAGTATATACCCCAACTTCCGCCTCAACCGAGCCGGGGAACGCGATAAACGAACTCAGCCCTGGTGGGATATAATCAATGGAGTCATTGTCCGCATCATTGATCGTAGCAGTTACCGTGAGATCCGCGCCTTCATCAGCAGCCAATACCTCATAAGTCCACGTATACTCTACCCGCTCATACTCAGACGAATAGAATTTAGTGGCTGGGTCCTGGCTATAAAAAAGGTCCGTAGAATCGGCATAAAAGCCACCAATCTCCAGGGCCTCAAGATGGTCATTGCTATTAACGAAAGCGCCAATGTAGGAAGCGCTTGATTGGACCTGGAAGCGCTCGTCTGTGCCCTGATACGTCACGTTGAATGGCTGCTTTACACCACCGCTTACAACGCTGAAGTCATACGTTTCCTGCTCGCCGCCGGTCCACGTTGGCGCCTCAGTTTGCTCGTCAATGACGTTCTCAACAAGCGGATCACCAAGCCCCGCAACTAACACAGCAGGTTTATTTGACACATTCCCGGTCGTGTCAATCGCTTTCACAAGGAACGTCTTAGTGCCGGCGAACTCATCCACCTCAAAGCGCGTCTCGGTCACTACGCCTTCATGCGCAGGCGTTGCATCTACCCATGTCTGGCGGTCACGGTTATGGAAGCGCACCAAGTAGCCCGCCAAGTCCAGAGGCGCGTTAGGTAGTTGCCATTTCAGTATTCGCTTCTCTACGAAAAGCGTGGGAACATCAGGCGGCGGAGCGGACTTGCCGATAACGTCATACTGTACGGTGTTCCACGCAGATCGCTGACCGAGGCTGTTGATGGATCGAACACGTATATCATGCAATACGTCATCAACGTCGCGGATTTCAATACTATTGTCCTGCCAGAAAGTAGCCGCATCATTCCAGGCATTATCAGCCGCTTCTTTCCACTGCACATCGAAAGCAACTGCTGACTCCGCATCAGTCCAGTCAACTAACATCCGCGTCTTAACGGCGCTCCGTGTGATCGTGCTGTAAAGCTCGTCCGTGACATTGACGGTTGTGGGAGCGCTTACCTCTAGTCCTCCAGGTATAGACAGCACGGGCGGCGTGTCGAGTGCCAGAACATCGTCTTCTGTCCAGTTGTAGATGCTTGGGTCATCCTCACGCAAAGTAAGCCCTACACCCGCTCCAAGGGAAAACTCCGTGGATTCAACCCGGAAAACCTTGTTGCTCCAGCCGAGCCGATCATTGTTCAAGTTGATGCGATCACCGGGCTCAAGTCGAAGCGCCCCGAACTTAAAGGTGGCATTTACAACAGAGCCGAAGCGATTGCGCTCTATGTTAATCTTGGCGATGCGCCGCGCCATTGTCGGGCTGTTGGTGAATGGAAGTTCAAAGGATTTCTCAAGTGGCTCGCCATCCTGAGTTATATACTCATCAATGCGAAGCTCAGGAAAGCCAACAGCCTCATAGTTCTGGTTCGGGTCAACGTAAGTGCCAGTGGCTATATTGTGCCGGCTTTGCTTCCCTGGTCCGCTCTGAAATGAAAGGCCGCCGATCAAATCCGACTCGTCCAGCGTTAGAACGGGCGAACTGTATTTGCCAGGAACCATCGACCAAACGCCCTGCGTATACGCTAAAAAGCCGGCACCCGCATTGGCTACAGACTGAAGAATATCAAGCGGCTGCACCTGTAGCTTGAACGAGCCGTTAACGGTGTAACGTGGCTCTGTGTTGCCGTCGCCAGTTGTTACCTGCTCGTCTGCAATATCGGCAGCGGACTTGAACGAGTCCATATCAATCTCGGAGTCATCGGCATTAAAGAACCGATCCCATCGGAGCAGATCAAGTGCAACAAGAGCTTGGTTGTCCGTATAACTGAAACTGCCATCACGCGGGTCATAGAGGTCGTTTTTGCCTTTAACGTCTACCGTAACGGTAGGGATGCCCGAATCTTGGAATACGTCTTTTTCGTAGACGAGGTTTATCCAGATATAAGACTGAAATGCGAGCCGGTGGCTGGTTGTCCAATTCGGCGGCGTTGCTCCTGTTACATCGTAGCTGTCATCGTCGTAGTCAATATTGGCTGACGGAATAAATGCGCTGGAACGATTCCCATGGATAGACCAAACGAGGAAATTGTCATCAAAGCTGGTTCCGTTTTGCCGGTTCATAAGCCCGTTAACGCCAGGGCCGTTACTGGTTGCTACGACTTCGTCGTTAAATCGTACAGCTTCGATTTCTTCTACTTCATGGCCCGCCACCACAATACACATCCATAAAAGCGTTTTGTCTTTCCCTGCGTCCTCAACGTAGACCATGTGCCCGCCAGTTCGCACCTTCCCATAAATAACCTCACGCGCCTGCACTGCGCTTCTGACGGTGCGCTTGCGGTCTTTGAACTCCTGCTCAGGAACGAGGCCGGCAATGTAGTCTTGAAGAGCATCATTGGCGTAGGCAAGAGCGCCGCCTGTTGCAATGTTCAGAGCCCCATAGGTAAACCCGGCCAGCATGTTACCGAATGACGACAAAGAAGGGTCGTCAATGAAGTTTTGTATCGGGTCAACGACCGGATCAACGATGTTGTCCTCAAACCAACTCATTCAAAGAACTCCGATGCCGGCCATACGATGTTAGCGTCTGCCACCTGCGAAACGAACTCAAATCCCTTATCGCCCGGATAGCGTGCCTGCTGGTCTGCGTTGATATTGCGTTCTACTCGTTTGCGGTTCCAGTCCGCAAGGCGGTCACGCGCCGTAACAGTGATGGCGGAACGGCTCCCGAAATCAAACGACACCTCATCCGAGAAACCAAAGAAATACAGCATCGTCTGTCCGCCAATGATCTGCCCCTGATCGTCCAGCATGGCGATACGGATAGTTACGTCCTGGTTCATGTAATCCTGAGTCGCCAGAGCGCTGAGCGTGGCGTCCTCAATGCCGGCCAAGGTAATCTCCATTTCCTGCGGGTCAAGGCTGGAGTTCTCGGAAACGCCGGAAATGCTGCCCAATGAACCGCCGCCAATGTACTGCGTGCCGCCAACCGTTACCGCCGTGTAAGCGCTAGAGAAGCGGATAGGAGTCGGGAAATCAATGTCCACCAAGATCAGGGGGCGGAACTGAGCCGAATCAAGCGCGTCGATAATGTCCTGCGGTATATCCCTCATATATCAAGCGGCTCCCTGAACCGGAGGGTTACGGCGTAGACCTGGTTACTCTGGAGCTGATGACGGGCTTGCTGGTCATTCTCCAGCATCATCAGGGCGCGAGGCTCGGTAATGCGCAGTTGCGCACCGCTTGATATGTCTGCACGCAAAGCCGGAGCGAAGTTAACGGTCGCGTTACCACTACCATCCGTCGTCACGGTGTCTGTGACTTCCTTCAGCTCCTGGTTGATCTCGAAGTAATCACCAATAGCCAGCGCCTCAGACTGGTTAATATCCCACCCTGTAGTACTTATCGACGTATTGCCGGCGCTTGCGTTAGCTGACAATGACGGTGCGCCAAGAGCAGTGCCTAACGGCTCCCAATCACCGGGGGTGACGTAAATCCGACCTGCCTGCCCCTCCAGTTTTGCGATTGTTCCCTTGAGCGCTCGCACATCACGGCCCTTGCGGTTGCTGAACGTCAATTCAGCGTTCCACCGTGCGCCAGGCTGGAGTCGTGTCTGGGTAGCGCCATTAAGGTCTGATGTGAACGTCTGCGTGTTGAATCGCAGTGTCCATTGCTCGTTATCGGGCGTAATATCAGGAAAGTCCAAAACGGCCATTATCGGCGCCTCCCAACGGCTCGGCTCATTGATCCGCCTTTAGCGGCCTCTGTCTGAATCGCCCTACGCGCTACCTGCTCAATGAACGGGGCGGACTCAACAATCTGTTGGCGCATATCGCCGCTTGTACTTCCGCTGATCTGGAACACCTGAGTAACCTCATTGCCGCCGTTGTTATTGGTGACGCTGGAGGGTGTGACAACACCGCTTCCGCCCATTGTAACAACTTCAGGGCCGTTTTCGCCCACCAGATAGGATCCGCCGCCTTGCACGGAGCCGCCCATGGCTCGGGCGCCTTGGTATTCTTGTTGTTCGATGGTGGCAACCTGGACGGCAGCCAGCCCGCCGATAGTTGCGGCCAAAGGTATCTTAGCAGCAGTCGGTATATTGGGGTCATCCAGCACACTCAAGATGGCGAGGGACGAACTTACAACAGCCTGCGCCTGTGCCAACCGCTTGTAAGTCTCAAACTGCTCTTTGCCCCCTTCTTTAGTAAGCTGTGTGAGGTTATCAAACGCAGAGCCGACAGCTTGAAATGTGGCAATCTGACTCTCACCAAGGTCGCTGATCTGACCCATAGCGCTGGCCGCTTCCGCAAACCCACCGCCCTGCAAGGAGCCGACAATATTCATGGTTTCGGCAAATGAGCGGGCCGATTCATCAATCCTGCCAATTCGGGAAACTAGCGAGTTAGCCTCTTCTTCAGTCAAAAGCCCCCGACTGAACGCATCCGTGACCGTCGCCAAATCAGAGCGAGTTTGCTTTAAGCTCTCCGAAGCAGGATCAAGCCTGTTGCGTAATTTATCCAGCGCCGTAGCACTTTGGTCGTATTCTTTGCGGTTCTGCTCCAGTTGCTTCTGGAGGTCATCGGCTGCGTTTTGCTGTTGGTTATACGCCTCAATCGCATCAAAGTTGGCATTGATCCACAAAAGCTGGGCTTCCGTCGCACCATTAAGGCGGGCTTCCTGTAGCGCCAGCATACGCTCGGACATGCCGAGAGCGTTAGCTTGGCGAGTTGTTGATTCTACCAGTTCGTTTACGGTGTCTCGGGCGTCTTCTTGTGCGTCTGTTAGCTCTTCCTGTGGGTTGAGGATTTCGCTTATTCTTTCTCTGTACTTTTCAGCTTTTGCTTCAGCCGTGTCGAGAGAGGCAGAAAGTTTAACGATTTCCTGTTGCTGCTCGGATATTTGCTGCGAAACGGCTTCCTGATCAATCGGGGTTACCGAAATTCCAGTCGTCTCAAAGCGCTGACCCTGCCTTTCCTGCAGCCGCTCCAGTTCTTCACGCGCCTCCTGTAAGGCGTCACGGCGCTCCTCGATGATGGTGTTTTGTTCGCGAAGCCTGTTACGGGCCTCTTGGGCACCAAAAACCCTCTGAGCTTCTGTGGCCTCTTCAAACTCATCCGTTAAGTCGCTGATCTGCTCTATAAGGTCTTTGGTTGACTCCGTGGCACCAGTCAAAGATCGAATGAGCGTCCCGCCAATAGCCGAACCAATCGCAATCACAGCACCAAGCGCGGCACCACCAGGGCCGAAGATTGAGGCAATCTGCGCACCCTGCTGACCAAACACAAGCGCCGCATCAGCACCACCCTGAAGTTGTACGGCAACGTCCTGAATCTGCTGGCCGAACTGAGCGGATTGGCCTTTGGCAGCACGGAAGGAATTACGCAGACGCCCGCCAGTGGTAGCTGCAAGGCGATCCGTTGTCTTCTGCGCCCGAACCGCACCAGAGGAAAGCCCGTCCAGCGCTTGACGCGCTCGGGTAACGTCGGTGGCGTCAGCTCGGATTGAGAG